ATGCTGCGCGGACTGTTGCAACGATGGCTCGGCCACTGGGGAACGCATGGCGTTCTCCTTCCCACGAGTTTCGACTCGGTGGGTATGCCCACGATCACGCCAGGCACGGCGCTTGCATATACGCCCGTATACCGCGCGGCTTCGCTCATCGCCAACGACGTGGCACGCGTGCCGCTCGACGTGAGCGAGCGCACTGCAAACGCGTTGTTGCAGCAACCGAACCGCTGGCAGAATGGCTTTGAGTTTCGCCGCTCGCTTACGATGCAAGCGCTGCTATACGGCAACGCGTTCGCCGTGATCAACCGCACGCTCGGTGGCGAGTTGCTTGAGTTGTTGCCGCTCGACATCGAAAGCGTTTCGCTCGATCTCACGAAGCCTGAGCCGGTCTACAAAACGCGGCTGTACGGTGACGTGCCGATGTCATCGATGCTGCACCTTCGAGCCGTCGGGCTCGATGGCTTGTGGGGCGAATCGCCAGTGCGATTGTGCCGCACGTCGCTCAGTGTGCTTGCATCGCAGGAGCAAGCGCAGCTCGAAGTGATGAAGAACGCGGGCAACCCGAAGATTGCCATCGTCGCACAGGGCCCAATGGGCGCACCCGCGCGACAGATGGTGGTTGAGGACTACATGAAGCACCATGCCGGTGCGGCGAACGCCGGCAAGCCGCTTGTGCTCGCAGAAGGCATGAAGGTCGAGCGCATCAGTAGCACGCTCGACGATTCCGGAATCTCGGCCGCGCGTCGTTACAGCGTCGAAGACGTTTCGCGCATCTATGGCGTGCCGACGTCGTACCTGAGCGAGCACAGCGCGAACGCCTATGGCTCGATGGAATGGCTGTCTCGCATGTACGTGGACGCGTGTTTGCAGCACTGGTTCAGCACGTGGGCGGCCGAGATCGTTGCGAAACTTGCGCCGTTCGGCTCGGCGACGTTTGACGCTGACATGATCTCTCGGCCGTCGCTCGCCGAGCAAATGGCAGCGCTGCGCACTGGCGTCGAGTCCGGCGTCATCACGCGCAACGAAGCGCGTGAGTACCTGAACCTTGCGCCGCTTGACGGGCTCGATGATCCGATCCTCGCGAAGAACATGGGCACGGGCGGCGGTCAAACCAACATCGGCGCTGACACTAGCGCGGGGAGCGTCGATGACTTCGCTTGAACGTCGCAGCGTCACGATTGGCGCACCAGCGGGCCGCACGTTGTCGGGCCTCGCGATTCCATACGGCAAGTGGAGCCGCGAAATCTCCGAGCCGTTCAACCCGCAGTTTCGTGAGCGAATCACCCGCGGCGCATTTGGCGACCTGGCAGGCGCTGACATCAAACTGCTCTTCAACCACAACGCGAGCGCGTTGCTCGCTCGCACGCGTAGCGGCACGCTCACGCTCAACGATACCGCGAGCGGGCTTCGCTTCACTGCGGATCTCGCCGAAACAAGCGTCGGAAACGACGTGCGTGCGATGCTCGAGCGCGGCGACTTGAGCGGCGAAATGTCGTTTGGTTTCTACGTCGATCGCGACGAGTGGAACCCGCGACGCACTGAACGCACCGTTACCGCCGCGCGGCTCGTCGAGCTCAGCGTAGTGGTTGACGCTGCCTACGGCGACAAGACCTCATCGAGCCTGCGGAGTGTTTCCGCGGCTGCCATTGAAGCCGCGGCGCTGCGGCTCGAGATTCACAAGCACAGGATGACAAGCCATGTCTGACGAACTGAACAACATTGAGAACACCGTTCACGAGTACCGCAAAACCCTCGATTCGTTCGCCGCTCGCACTGGTGCAAAGACGCACCACGTCGAAATCCGCGGCAGCGGTGAAGAGCGCGAGAAGATCGCGCGTATTGACGCTGACCTTGACGCCGTCGAGCGCATGAACCAAGACCGCGTCGCGCTTCGAGCTGCGCAAGAGCGCCTGAAGCAACTTGAAGAAGAACGCTCGCAGCCGCAATTCCGCGGCGTGGTCGCACGTGCCGACGTCAAGCACGATCTCGCAAGCCCTGAGTACGCCAAGCGTTGGCTTCAGGCGGTCGCGCGTGGCGACGCCGCTGAAATGCGCGCGCTTGCTACAAACACCACGGGCGCTGGCATTCCGACCGACATGGAGCGCCGCATTGTTGAGAAGATGTACCAGGCGAACGTGTTGCGCTCGATCGCTCCGGTGTCTTCAATCGACTCGAAGCGTACGATTACGATTGAAGGCAGCCTTCCTACAACGGCGCTCGTTGCGGAAGCAGGAGCAATCAGCGCCACGGATCCATCGTTTGGAACGGCTATTTCCGTGGTTCCGTACAAGTACGTTTGCGCGACTCAGATGAGCCAAGAGTTCATCGAAGATGCGATCGGTCAAGGCGGCATCGGCAGCGGACTCGATTGGGTCGCAAGCCGTATCGGTCTTTCAATGGCGCTCAAAATGGAAGAAGCGTACACCATCGGCACCGGATCAAGCCAACCCGAAGGCATTGCGGGCTCCGCTGCGCAGGTTGCGCTTTCCGGGCTTTCTCAAGTGACTGACCTTGGCGGCTTGGCCGTCACCACTGTGACTGCCGACAACGTCATTGATACCGTTCACCTTGTTGCGCCTCAGTACCGCAACTCGCCGCGGTTCCGTTGGCTTCTCTCTGACACGTTCGTGCGCGTCGCGCGCAAGTTGAAAAACAGCGTGACGACTAACGGCGCCACGGAATACATCTGGACGCAAGCATCGTCGAACGCTGGCACGATGGTCGGCGGCGCTCCCGGCTTGCTCTACGGCGTTCCGTACAGCATCGGTCAATACGTTCGTACGGCTACCTCCAACAACAACATCTTTGCGGTCGTTGGAGATTTCAACTACTTTGAAATCTTCGACCGCACTGGTATGACTTCGCTCGTTGACCCGTACTCGGCGGCGAGCACGCACCAAGTCACCCTCTACACCTACGCGCGCACCGATTCGCACATTATGAATGGTTCGGCGTTCGCTGCGATCACCTGCTAAGCATTTCTTACCTTTCGCTCGCGCTGGGGGGAAACCCCCGGCGCGGGTTTATGGCAGTGACACTCGCAACCGTTAAAACGGCGCTGAAGATCGACTACAGCGACGATGACACCGAGCTGACCCGGCTCATCAGTGTCGCTACGTCGTGGGTCGAGCGCTACACGGGCTTGGCGCTTACCCAATCGTCACGCACGATGTACCTGCGAGATTGGAAGCGCACGGTGTTCGCGGTGCAGCCGTACGTATCGCTCACGTCGGTGACGTACACGAGCACCGGCGGTTCAACGGTGACGATGACGAGTGGCACCGATTACTGGGTTGACTTGTCGCAGGATCTCGCAGCGCTCGAGTTCCTTGACGAGCCTGCGATGAAAGATGGCACGCTCGCTACCGTCACGTACGTCGGCGGCTACTCAAGCGAGCCGAATGAGGTGGTGCAGGCCATCGTGTCGTTGGTCGGCCTGTACTACAACAACCCCGAAGCCGCTCAGCCCGTCGCGCTGTCGGTCGTGCCGCTCGGCGCTCAGTTCATGCTTGAGCACTTGCGAGTGCGGGGGCCGTTCCGATGATCTCATCGGGCCTCACGCGCTTTCGCTTGATCGTGCTCCGCGCGTCGGGCAATAACCCCGACTCGCTCGGCCGCCGCGCTACGACGTTCACCAACGTCGGAACAATCGTTTGCGACGTGCGCGAATCGGCGCCAGTGGAAACGTCATACGGTGACGGAGTCGCGGTAGTTGGCGCGTATGAAATTCGTACGCGTTGGCCGAACATCGCGCGGTTGACCGTCACCGCGATTGATCGCTTGCAGTACGGCACCAAAGTGTTGCGCATTAACGGCATCCGCGACATGGACCAAAGGCGGAGGGTAGCGGTCATCGACTGCACCGAAATCGCATGAGCGCCACTTCACTCACCAGCGATATCATGAGCACGCTCGAGTCGCAAACGACCGCGGGGCGGCGCGTGTACTACGGCACACGCTTGCAAACTTCGACGCTTCCCGCGATCACGTTTGAGATTCAATCGGGCACGCGCGTCGCGCTCGGAAATCAAAACACGCTGTCTGCGTATGACGTCACGTTTAACGCGATCAGCGACGACGTGAGCGCAGCTACGACGCTCGACGATGAAATCCGCAACAACGTCGTACTCCTTGCGGGCGCGACTGTCATTTGTACCCAGTACGGAACCGTGCAGGAACCCGTCGCCGAGAACGGCGATGAGGCGGGCCTGTACATCGTCACCAGTCAATTCACAATCTATCAGGACGGCCCCTAATGCCATCACCCACCACCTCAGCAAGCGTCAAATTGGGCTCCGCAACCATCGTTGACGTGAGCGCCGCGACTGTATCGGTCACGCGTCAGCAAATTGACGTCACCGCGATCGGCGACACGCACAAGCACCACGTGCAGGGCTTCCTAGAAGGCACCGTGCAAATTGAGGTGTTTTACGATTCGGCAAGCAATAACGCCGACATACTCACTGGCATTTCGGGCGGCTCAATTATCAACGAGGCGGAGGTAATTTGGGCTTCGGGCAAGTCAATTAAGGGAAAGGCATACGTGCAGGAGGCATCGCTCAGCGTTGCACCGAATGACGTCGCACGGTTGACCGCCACGCTTCTCTTCTCCGAAAACGCTATTACAGTGGCCCCATGACGCCTTCAATCGTTGACGCCTTTCTCTCCCGCCCTGCTGTCGTGCAGTTCGACAGCAGGGAGGTTTCGCTGTCGCGGCCGACCGTGGCGCATTTCATCGCAGCGCAAGACGCCGAGTCTCGCGGCGAGTTCATGCCCGCGTGGTACGTGTGGCAGCACGTGCTCGACGAGAACGGCCGCCAGGCATTCAAGTCGATCGAGTACGTGAAGGAAATCTGCAATGCACCGATGGTGATGCGACTCGCTCGACTGATCGAGCCGCTTTACCTGGAGGGCTTGGACTTGCCAGCGCCGCACGCGAAATCCTGAGTGCGGCGGAATTGAAGGTGCAACTAGATACCCCGCTCGCCGTGTTTCTTGCCCTTCGAGGGCACAAGGCCTTTTCCCATGACATCGCTTCCAAATTTCAAAAGCAAGACGTTTGCGGTTGGATGCGAAATAGACGCGAAAGCGCTCGAGCAAATCAACCATCGCCTGTTGCAACTCAGTGAGAAAGACGCGCGAAACGCGATGCGCCGCGGGTTTACTAAGTGGGGCAAGTTCACCAAGAAAGCACTCGAAGCCACGGCGCCATTTGGCAAGACGAAAGCAACCGAGCGCGTGCGCGGGGCCGTGCGTCCAAACGTGCACCTCAAGTGGTCGGTGATTACAAAGGTCAAGGGCTATAGCAAGGGCTTGGTTACTTGGATCGGTGTCGGCGTCAAGCGCATCGACGGCAGTTACCTGACGCCTCACTGGTACCTTGGATGGCTTGAAAACGGCCACGCGATCAAACGCGCGACGTCACAGCAGGAGAGAATCCTGTTGAAGCAGCGCGGCGAGCGCGGCCGAGCGCTCAACTTCCGCGTGGTCGGCCAATCGCAACCACGCAACTGGATCAAGAAATACCGAGCGCCACTGAGCGCCGCGGCCGTGCGATTCGTCGAGCCCGAAGTTGAGAAAGCGATAAAGGAGGCGGGCCTTGGCTAAAATCTCACGCGTCAATATCGCCATTACCGGCGACTCAAAGGGCTTGCAAGCCGCGACCGATTCCGCGCGGCGCGAACTCAACCGACTCAACGCGGCGGCCGAAAGCACCAACAAGAAACTCAAGAGTTTCGGCGAATCGGCGATGCGCACCCAAGGTGCGCTCGGTCAATTCGGCGTCGGTGGCAAGGGCTTAGGAATGCTCGGCGGGCTCGCTCAGGTCGGCGCTATGGGCGGGCTCGGGCTTGGACTGGGCGCTGCGGGGCTTGCGCTCGGCGCTGCGACGATGGGAATTGGCGCGGTTGGTGCATTGCCCGACGTGCGCCGCCGTGCAACCTCAGCGCTCGAGGAAACCCAAATGGATCAGCGCAGGCGCATTGAGGATTTAGGATTTTCGCGCATGATCGCCGAGCAAATCGCAGCACGTGCGCCACTATCAACACCAGGCGGGGCTATGGGCATCGGCGAAGCGTTTTCTCAGGGCCTCGCTACCCAGGGCGGATCGCTTGCGGAAGTGATGATTAATGAGGTGCCGAAAGCGATTGCCACCGAACTTGGAGCATTGCTCGGCGGCGCATCCCTTGCAGAAGCCGGTGCGATCGGCCGATCACAAATGATGACCGGCAATGCAATGCAGGATGCAAATCGTGCAATCGGGCTTATGAATCAAATGCCATCATGGACGATGGATATCCTGCGATGGATGAGCAAGTAACCCATGCCAGCAGCAACCGCCATTTCCCGCAGCGCGATCACCGCTCAGAACTTCAGCGAGGGCGGGCCGTCGCAGGCGTCGACGTACAGCGTCGTGCGCCGCGTCACGATGGACGGCACGGTAGACGTGGAGAACGCCACACAGATGGCGCTCGTGCTCGGTGCGTTTGGTGCGCCGCTTTCATCGCTACGCGCCACGATGGTGCTGACAGAGCGCATGGGGATGATGCGCTTACGCACGGTCTCGGCGACGCCAGTGCCAAACACCGAATCGAGCGTGTTTGACGTAACGGCCAAGTATGACCAACTCTACACGTGGAACGTGGGAACGGGTCTTGCGAAACTGCAAGTGCCCGTAGAGGTTGACTTGGACGCGACGCCGCGCAGCGTGCTCATGTATCGCTCGCCTTCCTTTTCCACGAGCCCGAGCGCGAACCTGAACACCACCGCCGACATTGGTGGCACGAAAGTCGATTACGCGGGTAAGCCGATCCAAGCGCTTATCTCGCAAATGACGATGCGTATCAGCATGATTGTCGATTGCAGCAATCAACCAAGTGGCGCAGCTCGTACGCTCGTTACGGTGTTTGACAAAGTCAGCACCTATTCAAACAAATGGAATTC